TTTGGTGCGCAAACAGAAGGTAATAGCAAAGCACAAATTGATTACGATGTAACAATGGTAAACGTTGCAGTTCCTTTTATTGCAGGTTTTACTAAAGTTAGTCGTCAAATGTTGCAGGATCTTCCTTTCTTGCAAGCTTACCTTTCACAGTCGCTTGTTGAAGATTGGAACAGAGCTGTTAACGTTCGTTTCTTAAATACAATCGCTTCCGGTTCAACTGCCCTTTCAACTTCCGCAACTGTTAACGCAGAAAAAATGATTGATGGTGTTGCACAACACATGGGTCTCGGTTTAGGTATGCCTAACTTGATTTTGACTACTCATGCATCATGGGCTACTTTGATGAAGACTAAGCCATCTGATTATAGCGTACCCGGTGGTGTAACAATCGGAGCAAATGGCGAAACTCGTATCGTTGGTATTCCTGTAGTTCCACATTCTCAGGTTACTGGTTCACGTTTCTATGTTATCAATACAGAAGCATTTGGCATTGCTCAAGCCTCTGCTCTTAGCGTACGTAGCACAGAGTTTGATGATAAAGATTTCCAAAAGAATCTGATCACTTACAGAGCTGAAGCACGTATAGAGCTGCTTAGCTTCCAACCAACTGCCGCTGTTTACGGTACTACCGGAACTGCTTAACTTTTGTTTGTGTTGGTTTACAATTACAGCCCTCCACTTTTGGGGGGCTTTTTCGTATATTTGGTTTATGAAAGCAGTTTGCCTAAGTTTAGCAAGTCGTAATGATAGATGGGATTTAGCACAAAAACAATTTAAAGAGCAAAATATTATAGTAGAGCGATTTTATGCTATTGAGAATGCAGATCGGTTTTTGTCATTTAATTTATCAATGCAGGCTATTTTAGAGACAATAACGGAAAATACAATAGTATTTGAAGATGATGTATTGTTTGTAAATGATATGCTTAAGCATATTATTTTAACAGCTCCTGCTGATTGGGATATGCTTTATTTGAGTGGCCATGTTTTAAGGCCATTGAAACACGTTGAGGAGCATTGGTGGAGGTGTAAACATACGCATACAACGCATTCAGTTATATATACGCCACAAGCGGCAAAGTATATACTTGAGCGGTTTGATCCAATGAAAAGCGGTATTTATGATGATTTCCTTTTGCGTGAAATACAGCCTAAATTGAAAGCTTATATTTGCAGACCATTTGTTACAACACAAAGACCAGGGTTTTCTGATTTGTGGCAAACTGAAACAGATTATGGTATATTGCATACACAAAGCAAATTATTATGAGAATATTGCATATAACATTTTCAGATAGTAATATGTCAAAGAGTGCTATACTTAGCAGAGATTCTGCTTTAAAGTATGGTGCTAATCAATCAATAATGTTTAATGAAAAATGTTATGATCCAATTTTTTATTGTTTAAATAAAGAAGTTTTAGATCAAAAAAGAGGGGCAGGATATTGGTTATGGAAGCCGTACATTATTTATAATAATTTATGCAGATTATCTGATGGGGATATTTTAATTTATACGGATGCCGGGGTTGAAATAGTCAATGATTTAAATATTATCATTGATAAAATGGATAGTGATCTTTTTTTATTTGGCAATAATTACAAGCATTTAGATTGGTGTAAAATGAGTGTGTTAAACGGAATTTATCCGAATTGGCAAACAAAATATAACAAAGACAATAGGCAAGTACAAGCTTCAGCCATATTTATACGTAATACTAAAGCGGCAAGATTATTTATTGGGCAATGGCTTAAATATTGCCAATTAGATGGGTTTATTGATGATTCCATAAGCACCGATTACAATTACCCTACGTTTCAAGAACACAGGCACGATCAGGCAATTTTAACCTGCTTAGCTTATAAATACGGAATAAAATTACATTGGTGGCCTGCAGAATATAATAACGGGCAATTTGTATATGATAAACATGAACAATTTAGTAACGATAATTATCCTGTAATATTCCATCATCATCGCAAACGTAATAACGAATGGTAACAAGTTTAAGCATAGGCACAGGCGGTTTGGGCAGATTTGGAAATCAGATGTGGACTATTGCAGGTTGCATAGGCATTGCAAGGGCAAACAATACAGATTTTGCTTTCCCTAAATGGGTAAATCATGATAATGCGCTTTTTGGCGCAAATAAAGACGATTTTAGCGACTATTTTGCCAATGCTTTGCCTTTGATACCTGATGGCAGATTTTGGCAAGAATACGGCTATTTTTGGGGCTATAAAATAGTAAATTTAACAGGTGGTGACTGGTCAATAAATGCACATTTGCAAAGCCCTAAATTTTTTGAGCATTGTATTGATGAAGTGAGGCATTATTTTACCATGAAGGATGAACCAGATCAAAATGACTATTGCGCTATTCATGTGAGGGCTGGTGATTATGTAGATGATCCAAATGCTTATCATCCAAGATGCAGCAAAGAGTATTATCAGAAAGCCATCAGCATGATGCCGATAGGTACAAAATATATTATTTTTAGCGATGATATTGAGTTTGCGAAGGATAGGGTTGGCGTTGAAGGCGAATATATTAGCGGCAATTATTTATATGATTTTAGGCTAATGAAGCGGTGCAAACATTTTATTATTGCAAATAGTAGCTTTTCTGCAATGGCAGCGTTATTAGCGGATCATCCTAATAAGATAGTGATTGCGCCTAAGCGATGGTTTGGGCCAAATGTAGATATTTCTGCAAAAGATATTTATCACCAAACCTGGTTAGTAATATGAACATTTTATGGTCAATACATTTATATTTTCCTAGGCATGGCAGCGGAGCCGAGGCAATGGCACGAAACATAAACAGATATTTAAAAAGTCAAGGGCATGACATTAAAATTCTGCTGCATCAGGCTAATCAGTACAAAATAACTGAAATGTATAATTATGAGGGTGTGGATGTATTCCCACCTGATGAATATATAATAGATAGGTTGTTTACTTGGGCAGATGTGGTGATTTCACATTTGGATTACAATAAATGGACTACTCACACCTGCCAAAAATATAACAAACCATTTATACATATTGTTCATAATGATACACCATACCCATCTGTAAAAGATTCACCTATTCCCGTAAAAGTTATTTACAATTCAGAATGGTGCAAAAAAGCATTAGATTATAAATGTGAAAGTATTGTATTTCCTCCGCCTATTGATGAATGGGTGAAAACGGATGATAAAGAAAGGAAGTATATTACTTTAATCAATTTGAACCAAAATAAAGGTAGCCGTTATTTTTACAGTTTAGCTAAAAAGCTGCCTCAATATCAATTTTTAGGTATTAAAGGTAGTTATGATAATCAGCATATTGAGAATCTGCCAAATGTAAAAATATTACCAAATACACCTGACATTAGGGAAGTTTACAAAAAGACAAAAATATTGTTAGTGCCTTCGCATTATGAAAGCTGGGGAATGGTTGCCGGCGAAGGATTAATAAATGGCATTCCTGTAATATACAATCCCACTCCCGGGTTGCTTGAGAATGTCGCTGATGGTGGCATATGCTTAAATCGTAGAGATACTGAGAAATGGGTTGAGGAAATTAATAAGTTAATGACGGATGCAGCTTATTATAAAAAATGGTCTAAAAAGGGATTAAAACGAGCCGAACAGCATTCTCCAAAATGGAAAGAACTTGAAAATTTTATATGCAATTAAAAAGCCGCCTGTAAAAACAAGCGGCGTAAACCTAAACTAATGATATGCAAAACTAATCATATTGGTTGACAAATTGAGTATTATAGAGTCAACTATATTTTAACTTTGGTAGGTATGAATAACATATACGAAATTAAGGTTACTGATGGGTCAGAGCCTATTAGCCTTGAAACGGCAAAGGATTGGTTAAGGGTTACAACTGAGGACGATGATTCGGTAATAACCGATCTTATTACTGTTGCAAGAAAACGTATAGAGGCTTTTTCTTTGCGTTCAATGGTTGCAAAAAGCATTGTTTTAACCGGGCATATAGAAAATTCTTTTCTTTTGCCATATAGCCCAATATCAAATGTTAACGCTGTTAAGTATTTACAGGGGCAAATTATAGACACTGGTATTAATGATTGGGAAACATTAAATCCAGATGAATACCAAATAATAGGATATAATGACAAGCATTTTAGACCGCAATTTATAGGCACTTATGAAATAACATATACTACAACGGCAAATGCAGATTTAGGGCTTAAAACCGACTTAAAACGTGTTTTATTGTGGCTGTACGAAAATAGAGGTGATGATACTGATGAAATGCCTATTGAGTTAATGAGTAATGCCAAAACATTAAAAGTGCTGACATGGGTATAGGTGTTGCAAGAAAGGTTAAAATAGTTGTTGTAGGGCAGTCTAATGGTGTTGATGGTCCAGATGTTACAAGTGACGAAATTGCAAACCTTTGGGCGCAAATAAATACAATTAGCCAATCACGTGGGTTCGATGCTAATAAAGCCAATTTTAAAACATCTTATGAGTTTTTAATACGTTATGATTCTGCTTTGCTTATTGATGTGAGGTGCATGATTGAGTATAGTAATAGGTTTTATTCAATACAAAGCATTGAGCGTGTGGATCGTGTCAGGGCAGAAAATAAGTTTGCAAGTCAATTGCAAAATAATCCTGAAGGCAAATATTGGCGAATTGTTGCAAATTCTCAAGATATCGCATAATGGCTAAATTTAGTTTTGAAATTGAAGGATTAGAAAAACTAAAAGCACGGATTAAAGAACTGCCAAATGATGTTCAGGAGGAGGTTGTTGGCGAAATTCAGGCGTGGGGTAATGAGGTTAATGCAGCGCAATTGGCTTTAATTAGTCAGCAAAAAATACAGGATTTAGGTGCATTGCAGCAAAATACAAAAGCCGTTCCTAATGCTAATGGTGTTGAATTAATAAGTAATGTTTATTATGCACCATTTGTTGAATTTGGCACGGGAGCAAAGGTTAAGGTTCCTGCTGAAGTTGCGAATTTTGCTGCACAATTTAGAGGCAAAAAAAGAGGCACTTTTGCTGAGTTTGTTATAAAAATGAGGCAATGGCTAAAGCGAAAAGGATATAATGAAAAGCTGGCATTTATTGCAGCTTTAAATAAGATTAAAAACGGATCTGAACCCCGCCCATATTTTTTTGATCCGTATTTAAAGAAAAGAAACCAATTGGTTGAAAGAGTAAAAAAGGTAATTTCTGATTTATGAAAGACCCGGTAAAATTTATAAAAGACGCATATTTTAACGCATTGGATGGTGTGATAACCTACAATGGCTCAACGATACCTATTTATGATGAGGAGGCGGATGAAACAGGCGGTGATTACTATATTATTATTTCAACTATTACAGATGCAGATTTACCAAATAAAGGTAAATTCATGAATGATGTCGAGGTGCTTATTGATGTGGTAAGTCAAAATAATTGGCGGGTGGATTTGGTTAAGCAGATAGTTGACAGTATTACTGCAAAAATATTGGCTGTAATTATACCTTCGGTAGGCAGTACATCATTAATCGAGAATGCTGATTTTCAGATTGTGAATGTGAGAAAGGCAAGCACTCAGCATGTTCCGATTATTGATACAGGCACAAAAAAGATAGTAAGAAGATTAACAAGATTCACTCAATTAATAATAGAAAAATAAAATGGGACAAATTCAAGGCACATCCGTAAGTTTACAACTCAAAGAAAGTTCAGGTACAGGTGATTATTTAAATGTGGTTTGCGAAACTACATCATCACTTTCAGGTTCTGCATCTGTAACAACTGCCGTAACTAAATGTAATACGATTACATCTGTTTCATCACCAACAGTTACTTTTTCTGTTGAAGGTGTAGCCGAAACATCACCATCAGCAGGGCAGGTAAGCGTAGAAATGCTTTTAGGATGGTTTCAAGGAAATACTCTATTGGCTATTAAATATGAAGATCCTGAAGGTGCAGGAACTAATTTTTATGTTCAAGGGACTGGTTATATGACTGAATTTGGCATAACTTCGCCTGCTGAAGGTGCTGTGACATTTACTGCATCATTTCAGTTAACTGGTTCAATTGACATAACACCATAATATGAAAATAAACAATAAAGAAATAAGCCTCCGTTTTGGGATGCTTAGTGTAGAGATATTCTTAGGAGAGGCCGATAAAAATAACGGCCTTTCTTATTACAGCTCTTTGCAAATGGCTAAAATTATTTATGCCGGGATGGTTAATTATTACGAGGTAAAGCAATTGCCTTACCCTGTAACATTCGAGGAAATTTATGATTATGTTGAAAGCAAAATGATGGATAAAGAGGATGTTAATGAACTTGTAAAAGTAATTGAGGATTTCAACAACTGCCAAGCTATTAAGAAAAAAGCGGAGGATGTAAAGCAAGCCGTTGAGGAAATAGAGGAAATAAAAAAAAAGGAACTGATTGGCACAATACAAGAGTTACAGCCTACGCAGCAGGATTAAAGCCTGATGAGTATATGTGGATGAAGCCAAACGACTTTTATCAGTTCATTGAAGGATACAACAAAAGGCTCATAGATCATCACGAGATAGCAAGGCGGCAAGCTTATTTTATGTTAGCCCCACACCTTAGCAAACCGATGAATATGGGCCAATTTTTTAAAACATATTGGCCATTGCCGGAGGATACTTTTGAAGAGAACAGCCGGGAAAAAAGATTGATGGAAAAATTAAAACGGATTAAAGAAAATGGCAGAAGAGGGTCTCAAGATTAGTATTGGTGCGGATGTTCAGTCGGCTGTTACATCTTTAAACACATTAAATGCATCTTTAAATAAGACCACGCAAACAGCTGCAAATGTAGGTGGTGCAGGAATGAAAAGCCTTACAAATGAAACAGGTAAGGCAAATATTGCATTAGTAAATTTTGGAAGGGTTGTACAGGATGCGCCATTTGGTCTTATTGGTATTGCAAATAATATCGATCCACTTTTATCATCATTTCAAGCATTAAAGAAAGAGACAGGTTCAAGCGGAGCCGCTTTTAAAGCATTAGCAGCATCTTTATCAGGCCCTGCTGGTATTGCTATTGCTATTTCTGCAGTTACAACTGCTTTAATTGCATTTGGGCCTAAAATAGCTGATTTTATTAATGGAGTTTCTGAATCAGAAAAAGCATTGCAGGAAATTGCAGGCTCAACAGCTGAATCATTTAAAAAGGCACAGTTAGAGTTTGAGAGATTATCAAATGTTATAACAAGTGGTAATTCAACTTATGATCAGCAAAAAACTGCATTAAATGAAGTAAACCAAAGCCTTTCTGCTTATGGATTACAGATTAAAAATGTAAGTGATTTTCAAAAGAATGCAGCACAAATAGGTGTTTTATATACTCAAATAAAACAAGAAGAAGCAAAAGGGTTGGCATTGGCAGCAAAATCAGCTGAGGAGTATGCAAAACAAGTTGTAAACCAAAGTATTGCATTACAAGCTTCTGCAAGATTAGCAGCAGGGCAAGCTCTTGGCCCATTAACAGGATTGTGGATACAATTAACGCAATCTGTAGGCAAATACAATGCACAAACAAAGGTTACAAGTGCTATTCAAAATCAGAATGTATATAATAATGCTTTAGCTGCATCTAATGCTAATCTGCAAAATTTATTATCGCAGTTAGATAAAATTGATGGTGTTACAACAACGAATAAGCCAAATAAAGCAATTAAAAAAACAACTAAATCGACATTTGATTTAACAGATGCATTAAAAAATTATAATGAAGAATTAAAAGGTATTAACTGGGATGAGCAAAATAGGCAAATTGAAGGAGTAAAAAAACGATTAGATTTAGCAGGTGAAACATTAAGAACTTTATATGTAGCAGGTGTAAAAGAAACATCTTCAGCATGGATTCAAGTAAAAACAGATTTTGATAAATTTGAAGCTGCATATAATAAGTTTTTAAGAGATAAAAGGCTAAAAGAAATAAATGAAGAGGTAAGTCAATTAAGGAGTAATATAGGTAGCCTTTCTGAAAAAGAATTATTAAAAGGACAGGAAAATACAATTAAAGGACTGCAAAAGGTAGGTGCGCAATTTTTAGCTAATTATAATTTGCAGCAAAAGGGGCTAACTGATTTGCAGAAAAAAAATGAAGAATTAGCAAAAACAATCACAGGATATTTATCACCTGCATTGGAAGGTGTATTTGAGTCACTTGTAAAAGGTGAAGATCCTTTTGAGGCATTAAAAAATAGTGTTCAGCAGCTTGTAATACAATTAGGCAGAGCGGTAATACAATCATTAATATTAAAAGCAGTAACTTCAGCTATTGGTGGGCCTGGGGCTGGTGCTGTAGCTGGTCAAGCCTTAGGCTTAGGTACTGTTAGGGGTGATGCACTTTCTTTTTTTATAAGTAGAGGCAGATAATGGCATATAATACAAAATATCGCATTGAGTTTGATACCATCAAAAGCAGATCTATAAAAGTAGATATTGAGGAGGATGGTTTTGCTGGAACAATAACTAATTTAATAGCATCTGGTGATACACCTATTGAATTAAATTATTCTGATGGTGAATTTGATAAAATGTGCGGTATCAGGGAAAGCAAAGTACGAATAAAGGTATTATCTACAAATATAGATACAACGGATTTTCTGATCACATCTGATACACAATACAAAGTAAAGATTTACGTAAATAATACGGTTGAATGGGTAGGATGGCTGGATAATGACTACATTACAGAAGAGTTTTTGGATACACCTGTAATTATTGAACTTTCTGCATCTGATGGGTTAAGTTTGGCAAAAAGTATAGATATTTCTGATTTGTCAGGCAATCAATTATGGGGTCTTTACCAGGTCAAGGACTTTATTGCTTATGCCTTAGACAAAACAGCATTAGGGTTAGATTTTTACAGCTTTATAAATATGTTTCCTGTTGGTGAAGCAAGAACAACATCAGATAATGATGCTTTTTATTATTCCTATATTACATCACATACCTTTTTACGTGGGCCACGTGAGTTTGACGATGCTTATACGGTTTTGTCAAAAATCATGCAGGCTTTTGGGTGTACTTTATTTCAGGCACGTGGTGCATGGTATATTATACAAACAAATGATAGAATTGCAAATGACTTGGATGGTAACAGACGCAATGCATCAGGAACATATCAGGAAAACCATTTAAACCAGTCTTTTGCTATTGATATAGGACTAAATGAAGTTACAAAGCTCATTAATGCTGATGCACTTACAAGCTGGGAAAGGGAATTTAAAGAAACTGTAATTAAATACAGTTTTAAAATGCCTCCTATATTTTTCCGTAATTGGGATTTGATAGATGGTACTTTTAGCAGCCCATTGTCGGGAACTATAACAAGATTTATAAAAGTTAATAATGTTGTTACATCTATAACATTACAGAGGCAAGTATATACTTTATTAAATTGGCAAAATGCAGAAAACCCAATAAGCACACAAAATGATGCTTATATAGGGGTTGAGATTGATCCAACAACAAATGCCGAGTTAACAAGGTATTTGTTGTTTTATGAGGACACAAACCCCAATAATGATCAGGGAAAGCAAACAACAGAATATTGGGTAAATGCAAATGATGTATTGAATTTAGCGTATTCAACAAGGGAAAAAAATACAGGCTTTGTAAATACTAATCAATTTGTTTATGTAAGATTAGAATTATCAAATGGCAATTATTATACATTAAATGCATCAGGGTATTGGGATTATAATGTATGGAGGAGGGTCGGTGTCGCATGGTCAGCTGCTGAAGATCGCAGGTTTTGGAAGGAATATGAGATAGAAGCACAGCCATTTCCTGAAAATGGTAAATTGACCATTGAGTTTACAAGTATAGGACATAGCCGCACAGCATCAAACGAGGTTCATTTTAAAGATTTGTCAGTTGACATTCGTACGTATTTTAATCAGATGCTTGAGGTTGATGGTTATGAATACAAAAACAGCCAGGTAAATGAATTAAAGAATCTTTATGATAACGAAATATTTGTAAGCAAATCTGATAATATAGGAACACAGGGGGCAATTTTAACGGATAGTTATGCTCAAGTACCAAGCTGGAAATATGCCGGAGCAAATGATAATACAGCCGTTCCTTTTGCTCAATATATTGCACGTGGATATTGGAGGGCAATGTATCGCAATTTTCAAAGGATGGAGGGGAGGTTATTTGATTTATATCAAGGAAGCCGTTTATTATCTTTACTAAATACCGTACAATTCTCTGCTATTACAAATAAGGAGTTTATGATAACTACTTTAAATATTGATATTAGGCAAGAAACGGCAGAGTTTACAATGGTAGAATTGCGTAACACATCAAATACAAATGACTTTACAGAAACAGGAACAGAGAATTTTAAATATCTAAATGTCAAAGCCCGTAATTTTGATGATGTTATTAAAGAACCTCGCACACCGATAGATTGGAGATATGGCACTTTAGGGGTTATAAATAGTTTATTGAGAAAAAACAAAAGAAGAAGATTTAATAATTACTCATAATGCAAGTTGTCAAAATAATAAAAATTGTGGATATTACCGAACTAAGCGGTACTGAAGATGTTTTTATTGTAAAAGACTTGCAAGATGGTAAATATTATTTTGGAAATGGTGATAGCGTACCGACTGAAATAACCACAGATAATTCTAATAAATGGGCAAAAATATTTTTTTATGGAGGTGATTAGAGTTTTAGGCACATCTTCGCCAAGTGCAAATGTCCTTACAACATTATTTACTGTAGGTGAAGATAAAGGTGCTGTAATATCAATGCTAAATATTTGTAACAGAGATAGTTATGATGCAACGATAAGGATTGCTATTTATCGTACCGAATCACCGGCTTCTGCTGATTATTTAGAATATGGCATGGTTGTTTATGGCAATTGCTCCGCACAAAGATTAAAAGGTGTTACGCTTGCACAAGGCGATATAGTTGGCATTTGGGCAAGTTCAGAGCATATTAGTTTTAATTTATTTGGAAGCACATTCGATCAAACTTTTGAATACGTATAAAAATGGCAAATCTTAACGGCAACGAATTAGTTTTATATGCATATGAAAATTTAGAGCCTATAGGCTGCGAGGAAACGTTTACTCTTAATCTAACATCAACCGAAATAATTACAACTACAAAGGGGAGCGGTAGGGCTACTAACAGAGAATACGGAGCATATGATTGGAATATACAAGCTAGCGGTGTTGTTACTATTGGCGAAACTGGTAAAACAAATCCTTTGCACTTTAACGATAATTTGATAAAAGGCAAAAAAGTAGCTATAAAAGCGGTTTATGGTGCTGATTTTTATTTCGGTATTGGCATTGTTACATCTGCAACAAATACAGGTACATCTGGTGAACTAGCAAAATACGATGTAACTATTACAGCAGATGGGCCTTTATATAGCACAAACGGGTTAAAAAATACTGAGAATGAGCCATATATTTTTGAGTACAGCAGTACAACATATCCAACAAGCTTTTCATCTGCAAGCCTTTTAGATGCTACTTTATTAATGGTGTTTGTAAATGATGAATATTACGCACCTGATACATATGAGTTTATAGCAGATAACGGGTATGGCAGCGGTGTAATTACCTTTGATACATCTTTACCTATTGGTAAAATTGTTAAATTGTTTGTGGTTCCTTTGGTTGACATTTAATTTATTAATATCGCAATTTTGCGGCTAATTTTGGGCAATATGAAGCACATTTTAAGCATTTTATTTATTATTTTAAGCTTTTCTGCTTTTTCACAAAATAGATTTTCATCAGTCGACTCCGCTAAAAATTACGTTTTAAGATACGTTAAAAATAGTGCTGTTGAAAGTTTTACTAATTGGCGTATGCAAAACGTAAATTATGGCACATTGGAGTTATTGGATAGCCTTGCCGGTAATGGGGCAATTGATAGCATTTGGAAAACAGGTGATACTTTAAAATATAGCAAAGGCGGTGTAAATTATACAATAGGCACTGTCGGCTCACCAACTAGTGATACCGCTACCGTTGTAAAAGCCTACGTAACAAATGCCGAAGCGGTTACAATCACAAAGGGGCAGGTTGTTTATATCTTTGGCGCATCTGGAGACAGAGCTGCAGTTAAGTTAGCAAAGAATACAAGTGATACATTTAGCAGTAAGACTTTGGGTATTGTTAGGGCGGACATTGCAGCCGGTCAGGCTGGATGGGTTACGACTCAAGGGCAGGTTAATGGAATCAATTTAGGAGCATATACAGCAGGGGATATTCTTTGGCTCGATAGTGTGGCTGGTGGCTTCACAAAGACAAAGCCTGTTGCTCCGAAGCATGGAGTATTTATTGGAGTAGTAGAACGTGCGAATGCAGGAAATGGCATCATATATGTTAAGCCGCAAAACGGTGTAGAGCTTGAGGAAATACATGATGTGCTTATCAGTTCACCTACAAATAATCAGGTGTTATCCTATACGGCATCTACTGGCATTTGGGAGAATAAAAACGTAACGACTGCGCTGGGATATACTCCTTTAAATGTTACCGATACAACGGCTATGCTTTCTCCTTATTTAAGGTCAAACGTTGCCGCTGCGACTTACCAACTTATTTTAGATACCATTCCTTTGGCGGTATTCGGTGCAGGTAGTGGTGCGGCTGCTGATACTTTGGCTTTCAGTACATCTGCCGTATATGGTAGTTTTTACAATGCAGGGAACGATACTTTGATAATTACGCAAATGAGAGCGGGTGTGTTAGGCACATCGCCAAACATTACGACAGAGGTATATTGGAATGATAGTTTAAATATTACGGCAGGAGCAACGATATTAGTTACAGGTGGCACATCCGTAACAGGAACAATTGGAGCGACTAATGTAACATCATTTACGAATAATAAGATACCACCGAATAACTGGGTTTTTGTTCGTACGAGTGCGGTTGCTACAAAGCCGACTTACTTTACTTTAACTTTGTTAGGATATAGAAAACGTCAATGAGATATATTTTAATCATATTAGTTTTTCTTTCGGTAGGTGCTAATGCGCAAATGGTTATTAAGGCGCACGCTAATTACAGACCATTCGCACA